TCTCGCCAAGTCCGGCCATAGATTCTGTTAATGATTTAGCTAAATAATCAAATTGTTCTGACTCACTAAAAAACTCAGTGAAATACTCATTAGTAGCGCTAGTGAATGCGTCCAATCCACCCATCATCGTGATGATTGACTGAGCAACATCGACGCGCATTATTGCAGACGCATCTCCAAGCGACTTGCCCATTTTATCAATTGCATCGTTAAATACCGCTTGCTCTTTAGATACCCTTAATAGAGTTTCTAGTGCGCCCTCACCGATTTGTTGATATTCAGTTATTTGTGGTAATACATAAGCTGCCAATAAGTCGCCTTGCTGCCCTATGACCTGTTCAAGTTTCTTCTGTATTTCTTCGCCTGTCATATCTTCAAAGCTGATTGAGCCAAGGGATACTTTAAAAGATTCTATTGTTTTAGCTGTATCAATACCAAGAGAGTCAACAGAGCTTGAAACGGTTTGCCCTAAGTAGTTAAATATAGAGCTAATCTGGTCTAGTATTGCAGACTCAACGCCTGAAAATTGAGTGTCAGTCGATGTCTTTTTGGATAAGCCCCAGAACTTTTTCTTAGTTGTTTCGATGACGTTATAATAGTAACCCTCGAAACCGTCTGACATTATATTAGCCATGCTTTGAGAGTCGAACTTCAAGCCGCTGTCAATTAGCTTTTGCTTCTTAGAGCTAAAACCACCAAATATTTTATCAGCTATATCACCTAATCCTATTGCATCCATAATTCTAGCTACTGGGTCTAGCTTTCTAAGAGCTCCACCTAGTTTTGAGTCTAGGAAGTTGGAGCTTTTCAGGTCAGCGCCACCACCACCGAAGCTAGTTGATGATATTAAAGACGTTGCAAGTTTTGCTATACCATCCGATAAGCCTGTTAAGCCATTACTTATTTTTTCCAGTTCTGATAGTTGGTCATAAGCGATGTCTTTATACTCGCTCATTGAGTCGCTAACTGAGCTGCTAGACGCTTCACTATCGCCCAATACTGTGCCAGTGCCGCTTTCAGGTTTGGTGTATGAACCACCGCCTCCACCGCTTACAGCTAACCCCATGCCGCCAAGCACGACACCCATAGCAGCCACACCAGCAAAACCGCCCCAGCCTGACTGCTCGAACATCTTAGCAGCGCCAGCGGCAGCGGCAGCTAATCCTTTTTGCAATGACATAGCTATTTCAATAGCCGCAAAACCCTTCTCCATTGCATGCAATGCTTTACGCTCTTTTGATTGCTCTTTAAATAAAGATGATGCAGCGCCAGCGGTTTTACTTAGTAGTCCAATTTGGGTTTTTTGGCTTTCTATATTTAATTCAGCAAGAGCGCCATCAATTTTTAGCCTGTCTTTTGAACCTTCTTTTGTTTTATCTCTTTCTGCGTTGAGCTTTGATTCCAATTTTTCTATTGATGACATTTTAGCTACATAATTATCTAATTCAGCAGATATACCGCCAAATGCATCAATTATCGCATCGCCAGTCCTAGACCATGCCCCACCAAATTGATCTACTTTATCAATCAATTTGTCAATTTCTTTGTTTTGTATCTCTATTTCAGTTGATCCAGTTGACGATCCGCCGGATGCCCCACCAGACATGGCAGACTTCATTTTATTTATTTTTGCTATAGCTTCATCATAAGCCTTGATTGCAACATCTCTCTCAATCAACACATCGCTTATTGTTGCTAATCTAGCCTCCCTTGAGGCTGTTATTTTTGCCTCAGCAGTCTCAAATGCTTTATTTGTTATACTTCTAGCGACTGCCTCATAAGCTGAAACTTGAGCATCAGCATCAGAGGTAATGGCGCTTGTGATATCACTTGCGGCCTTTTCTGCTTGAGCTATTGCCTCATCAAAGTTAAAGGTGTCTCCGTCAAATGGGTTCATTGCATCCGCAATTTGCTTTCCATAAATAACAGCTTTATCAACAAGCAAAGAAAACTCAGCGGCAACATTTTGCCCAAATTCTGTAGCCCTAACCTTACCTATGTCCACCATCAAACCAAGCTGCACGCCTATTGCTTGAGCGAATGCCTTGCCACCAGCCATTCCTATATCAACGGCACTAGCAAGTTCAACAGTTAATATCTGAACTAGCGCCCTTACATTTGTTGGGAATTGAGTTATTGCATCGCCCATAAACATATAAAATGCTTTGACGTGCATTGATGTTTCTGTGAATTCATCTTGTATAGTATTGAATCCGCTAGAAATCATATTTACAGATTTATCAAAATCGCTTGCCATCACGCCGAATTGATCTGCCCAAGCGCCAAGCCCGTCAGTAAATCCTTGCAAGTTTCCGGTTATATCTTCAATGCCCTGTCCGACTGAGTTGATGGTTTTATTTGCTTTATCCAAGCTTCCGACCCATTCAATCATGTTTGTGCTTGAATTTGTCATTGATTGGCCGAATGTTTTTTCGGTTTGATCGGCCATTCTTTGCGCTTCTTCATTATAGTCTTTTAGCGCTTTGACCATAATTTCAGCGGTGATTCCACCTGTTGCGGCAAACTCCCTAAGCTCCCCGCGAGTCATCTTCAAGGCTTTGCCAAGAGCATCCATGATTTTAGGCGCGCCCTCAGCAACAGAATTAAACTCATCTCCACGCAAAGCGCCAGCAGCGAACCCCTGTGACAACTGCCTGATTGCCCCGCTTACTTCTGCTATTGGCTTACCACCAGCTACAAATAAATTGTTTAGCGTTTTGGTAATATTCATTACTTCATCGCTTGATATGCCTAAGTCTTTTGTGCTTCTGGTTAACTGAGCATATAAATCAACTGTGTTTGTTAGCTCTGATCTAGTTTCTTTTGATAGATTTAAAAGCCTACTTCTGACCGATGTTAATTCTTCTTCTGATTTTGTAACCTGCCTAAGCTGTGAATTAACATTCTTCCACTCGTCGGCATATTGAGTTAGTTTATTTGTTGCTATGATTGCGCCAAGAGCGCCTACAGCAGTAGTTAGGGCAGTCGTGGCTGCTCTAGCAGACATAAAGCCTTTACTCATGCCATCAGATGATTTAGTAATTGACTTTTCTGCTTTCTCGCCAGTTACCGATAATTTTTTAAGTTTATCATCTGCTTTTGTTAGGTCATCTGTATTTGCACGAAACCCAATAGTCGCCAAAGTATCCACGGCAAATCCTCTAAAAATATTTATCGTAGTATAACCCACTGGTCAGAGCAGTTAAATGAATTGTTTGTGGTATGGTTTGGTTTCGATTAATTGGATGGGCGTTTATATGAATAAAATGGAGGTTGAAATGACTTATAGCGAGCCATTGCATAATTATCTTTATGAATGATCAAGAGGCTACGTATTAATCTTCTTTGGAGTTGAATATGAAGTTGTAGAATTCGATGTTAGCAGGGATAGGGCAATAATTAATTTCAAGTGTATAGAAAAGCCATCCTAAGATGGCCTCATCATAGCTTTCATTCTTCGACCATTAGCGGCCTGTATCAGCGCTAGCGCTTCATCATCTGGAATCAATGGCGGGTCAATATTGTTATCTTGACTCGTCATACTATGCCAACTGCAATAAGACTCTGACATTTTTCTTATTGCGTCGGCTTCCCAGTCTAGATAGTCAATTTTGTTAGCCGTAAAAAAGCTGGTAATTTCATGCCAAGTTAACGGCATTATACCGTTAAACCCTTGTAGGCACCTACCAGCTTTACTAAACCAATCAGATAAGTATTGACAAGGTGACTCAGGCATCCATGCCGCATCGCCGTGAACCCTGCCCCAACTTGTGTAATTGTCGCTGTTTTTTGATTCTTTCCAAGGCGCATGGAGCCAGCCAAAATAGCCAGCCCAGTCAGCGCAATCTTCAATTACTTTTTTACGTAATTAGTCCGGTCGGCAATGTGCTTGTCAACTTGCTCATAAACAATCGGATACTTTTTGTAAAAGTCTAGTGCTTGCTCACGGGTAAAGCTCTCTTTAAAGTTCTTCCAGCCACACGTTAACTCTGCAACGAATTCGCGGTTAATTTCTAGTCGTGCTTCAATCTCGCTATCAGATGGCAGTGAATCTTTGTGGCGCTTCTTCTCGATTTTATCAAGCTTACGAAGTCGCGCAAGGTTTGCGGTACGCGCCTGCTTTGAGTCTGAGCCGTACAATAAAATCAATAATGGCTTGGTTTCGTCATCTACCTTATTATTGTTTTCGTCAATTTTAGGCATATAACATAAACGCCCATCAGGGAATGTAATGTGACACTCTGACGTATCGTTTAATTCTAATTGTGAAAAGTCAAATTCTAAAACTTGGTTAGCCATGATAACCTCATCAGGGTTTGTGCATCCATTAGATAGATGCTAGTGCGAGTGGATGAGTCTCGCGGGGCATGACCCTTTTACTAGCCGTGTTAGTGTAACTGGTAAGACCAGTATATTCAAGGCAATAAAAAAGCGACCTAAGCCGCTTTTTGTTATTCTAGTTGATTACTAAAAATGCAACAACGAACAAGTCAAGCCAGTGCCGCCAGTAATAGCGATTGTGCCAGTTAGAAACGCGCTAATTGTATTTAGCGGTATTGCAACAACGGCACCGTCAGCGATTGAGCCGACAGCATAGCCGCCTGATACGTCAACATCGCCAACGCCGGCAACAGGAACAACGCTCCCGCCATCACCATCAATAACAGGTGATAAAGCGCCGCCAGAATCATTACGCATGATTAAAGTAGGCTTGTATGATGCAATATAGGTAAACGTGTCAGCGGTTCCAGTCAAATCAACTTCAACCATTGCGCGTTTCCCACTGCCAGTCATCAGTGTTGGTGTAATAGTAGCCATAATCTACTCCTTACGCTGCGACTTCGACAGGCTCATAATTGAAACGGATGTCATAAGTACCGTTAATCATGTTATTTGCGCTGCCGATGTTACGTTGAGCGTTCAATGATGGGCCACCAGAATATGAAACACTTCCGTCTGGTAATTCAATTTTCACTGATAGCTCACTAGTAGTTGTCAGAACGTCAGCACGCAAAATGTTTTGCCCAGCATCTTCTGAGTCGTAAACATAATCACCACCAACTCCGCCGTAGTCTTTTTGGCCTTTAGCTGTTTGCTTTGCCCCACCACTCAAGGTATTGAACTCAACAGCAGACACCATAGTGCCATAAGGATTTACAGAAGTAATTTGCTTTACCTCTGTATAAGTTAATGCTGCATACCCCGTTTCGTCGCGTGTAGCTGGCGACGCAGTGGATACATAAATTTTAGCGTCGGAACTTGTCATTAAGCCCATAATTAAAACCTCATATAAAATAGTTAATCGATCGATTCATCCTGTTGCAATTGTACATTAAATAGCACTGGTCTTACCAGTTAAAATGTTGTTGTTAATTTTTGGTGGTGGTGTATATTTGATATATTAGTTTCCTGCAAGAGCTGGTAACTATAAGCCCTCGCAGTATGAGGGCGCTTTAAGGTTAGTTTATTGGGATAGTAGTCATCACCTAGAGTCACTCGGTTAATGACAGACCTATCAGGAGTGGCTGCTATCACCAATACGCTAATGCTCAAGTGGTGATGACTATATAAACCGGAACAACTGACGAATCATCTACGCGAGGCTTGGACTCCTAGGTGTTGATAACGGTTTAGACAAGTGACCGCAGGCGCGGTGAATGTTTATTCACATGATGATTGGATACCCCATATCGCTTTTATGGTCATCGCGCTGGGTTCGCGGCCAGAGTGACATTTGAAATAACAATGACCAGTCATCAGTTGAATAAGTATTTTTACTTACAAATCCTGATTTATGTATAGATTTCCAAATTTTATATACATATCAGAATAACAGTTATAGAAAACGATATTTTTTATACACGCTAGACCATGTGGCGCAGTGGGTCGCAACCTTAGCTTGAACTCTCCTTGTTTCAGCAGTTGCGGGTTGTTAATAACAGACGACGTATGCGCAAGTCGGGGTTTTTCTATTATGTTTTCCCATCATGCAGGATAGTCCACTGTGGCGACAAGGACTAACTAACCACTACAGTATAACGAATCATTAAACCGCACTGTATAAACTCACCATCTATATAAATCTGGTCGCGGTCAGTTGTTTTAATCTCGACTGTTTGGCCTTCATGCTCCAACCTTAACCCACGATAAAATCTAGATATAATTTTATCAGCAGTTGCAAGCGCGAAAAACTTGCCTTTATTTTTTGGATAAAACAATCCAACACGATACATGCCATCGCGTCGATTATATCCATTGGTGTTAAGCGTTGGTGCCTGCGTCATGGCTGGCATATCCATCTCGCGCAAATATGGCGTACCTTGTACCGGAGTATAAGCCGTGTTTTCAGTCACAATATGAGGCAAGCTTGGAATGCTCATTAAATGGTCAAGTAGTGCTTTGCTTACATAGGATTCGTTTATTGTTGCCATTACCTAGCCTTCCCAACTTCATCAGCCACAATAGCCGGAAAATTAATTACTGCTCTAGCTACCATTTTACTACCTTTTGCAGACCATTCTTTGTTTTCTAATCTGTCAGCATAGGGTAGCGAATTTGTCATAAAGAATGTTGAGCCAAGTTCGATATTAGACACGTTAGAAGTTAACTTGTTAATCGAACCTTGTTTCTCACCTTCTCCGCTAAATTCACCGTTTATCGTCGTGCCATCATAATCACCAAAAGCATACATCCAGTTGGCCGCGAACCTACCAGTATCAACTGGCGATTCAACAATGACAGAAGTTCCTGTCCTAATAAGCGATTTTTCAACAACGTTTTGCATTCTATCGCGTGATAGTTTGCGGAACTCTGCAAGTTTTGCTGATAGGTTGGTGACTGACATCAGCAGATTATTAACTCAACTTTGCCTTCTTTTTTGTATTTAATAATATCTGTTTTGTCCTCGTTAACTACTGGCGGGTTATCTGTAACAATAACATAGCCATCAATTCCAGTTTCGCATTCTGTGGTACATTCTAAATTAACTTCAACGTCATCTAGGAATATTTTAAAATTACCAGTTATTCCCATCTCATTTGATTTTTTGCCGTCTAAATACATGATTCACCCTCTTTGTTTATTTACGTAATTGTAAGTTATACATAACCAAGATGCCTGCAGGATTAAGCGGATTTAACGCAACTATGCGCCACTTAACACCCTCAAGTGTAACAGTCATATCAATTTCTGGTGTTTCGCCTTTGTACAGCAGTCTAGCGTCACCCATCTGAATGACTGAGCCGTCAATCTCGCCGATTTTGTAATTCAATGAACATCCTAAGCCACTAACAGAAACATCAGGTGTCGCGCCTACAGCATTGCCGTACTGGCCAAAACCCGCTTCTTGTCCCGCCATAATAAGCGTGACAGGTCGGCCGAAGTCATCAATCATCTCTTGAGCTACGTCATCGCGCATCTCAATAAAAAATGCCGTATCGGTCATACTAACCGCTTACCTAAATTACCACCACCGACTAAAAACGGTCGCACCAGTAAATCAAGCTCAGGAACGCGAGGCTTATATGTTGGTGTCGTGCCGTCTTGGTACTCGATTTCTTTTTCCAGTACGTCAGCTTTTTTGAATGTGCGCTTAACCAATCCACCACTTATAGCGGCAAAATCAATCGTCAATCGTCCAGCTTGTTGCAGCTCAACCGCTTTTAGCGCCGCTTTGTTTATCAGTGCTAATTCGTCATCTTCAATATCCGGTAACTTATACTCGTCAGCAAGATTATAATACGTGTTGATAAAATCAGCAGACAATACCAAATCAGCGTCAATCGTGTCAGTATTAACGGTTATCCCGCGAGCGTCAGAGTATACTTGATACTCTGCCTCGGTTGTGTATGAGTCTGTTTTTAGTGTTGGCATGGTTTATCCCATTATCGATCTATGTATAATTACTGCCAGATTGTTGCGTCAAAGTGATCATTTAACGTTGGCAGTCTGGCGGGGTCAGCCCCCGCAGGCGCTCTATTGCCATTACTATATATAAACAATTCATTGCGAGTATTAGCTATTGTTTGAGGATTGTTACTGTCAGTTGATAAATTGACATCACCTAAAAATTCAGAATTTTTAGCTATAATTCTATTAGTAGATTTCCACAAAGTAGTGGCGGCTTTAAACTTAACATTATCTAGCTCATAGAAGAAAGTTTCAGTTCTAACAGTGTCACCTCCAGTCAAAACAGTAGCGGTACGTATCTGATTTACTACTCCTTTTTCTTGGTGAAACATTTTAAGAGAGTCTACATCTACCCTATAGTCCATAGCTCCTGAGTTCTCAACTGTCATAGAGAATTTGTAGGTCGCGGTAGTGTCATTAGAACTTTGGATATACACAGTTAATGTATTTTTGGAATCGTTATTTTTAATGACCAGTTCTGGGTCTACGCTACTGCTAGCATAGTCAGATATATTAAACTCAACAGTATTGGCAACGACCGATGTGGTTAGGTAACTAACAGACTTTGTAGAGAGTGGTAGTAGTTTGTTATTTTCAAATGTCAAGCCACCAATCATGCTCCTGCTGTAGTTTTTAGTATTTAGTCTTGTAACCCTCAGTAAATCACCCGCAGTTGAGTATTTGTTATCCGTAACATTTATTGCGCGTGGCCATTCTATTTTACGGCCGAAGAATAGTGCGTAGTTATCACTAATGGTATTGCAGCCAAAAAACGATTGCTCGGATGTGCCGACAAAACTTATCTCATTTTGATATATATTAGCTATGCCAAACAGTTCAGGTACATCATTACGCAACGCAATTACTATGTCGCAGCTTCTTATATCACAGTTATTAACACTAACACTTCCCCCTGAAAATCCTACAGCGCTATTCGCGAGGCAGTTAAGTGTAGCGCCTGTAACCTCCAACCCGTCTGCATAGTGCGCCCCAACTGGGTAAGCGTCGGTAGCAGTATACTCCCCACCATTTATGAGAATTGATTTAGAATTCAGCGCATCAATAGAGTGTTTGTTGTTGTACATAACTCCGCTGTTGATTTTAATAAAAGACGAACGTCGATTATTTATTCCGTAACCTAGGCGTGTTGGCGATGCGCCTATATTTCTAAATCCAGCTATAACTGGGTTATTAACAGTTACATCAAAACAGCCGGCAATGTGGCAGCCTTGATAACTTAGCGCGCTTTGCGAGTCATCTGCTATTAAACGCAGACTATTGATAGTAATATTATGTCTAGATATTGTAAGAGTATCGTTATCAACCCCTACATACTCCCCTTTAATATTTAATCCGTCTATTTTCGATGCTGGAGGCATTGGGCAGACTGTAACTGTCATTAATGAGGTGTCAGTATATGTGTACATCAGCGGAGGCCATACATCCCCATTATCTGAATTAATAACACAGACCTCCTCTTTAACATACTCATCAGTTAAGCCGAAACGCTTAGACGCCACTTCTGTTGATTTGATAGTTAATACCTGTCCCTTTTTATTATCTAATCCGATTATTTTTTCAGAGCCTCTAGTTAGCCCTGATAAAGTTGCAGCATCTATAGTCGTTTGTACGTATTCGTTACCGATAACAACGCGAGGCAAATCGGAACCGCTTCCGCTTGCCACAAGCACTCCGGCGCATTTAACATCGGAAAGGAAAGTAATAGTCCCTTTAAACGGCCAATTACCATCTGGTATGAATACTTTTTTATCAGATAATGCATTGATATAAGACGTATAATCGTCAAGTCCTGCGGGCGCAACAAGCGTCCTATATTCTTGTTCTGATATCTTTGCAACATCCGCCGCCGCTGGCAATTCTCCAACGTATTCATAAACATAATTAACCGTATCAACAACATCCGTCCCAGTAGACGCTGTAACATCCTGAGAATTCACACCAGCTTTTAATATACCGATAGCCATTTTTTAACCCCACACTATTGAATTTGTTGTAACTTTGCCATTGCCGACTATGCGACCACCTTGCAGCCAGATATAGTCGTACATAGCGAGATTGCCATCCGTTGTAATTATGCATGTCGCACCTGAGCCGTTTTCAATTGAAGAAATGCCAGCTATCCACTTGCGCACTGATTCTAGTGGTATGATAACAGATTCGCCGTCCAAAATATCACCGATTTGATAGCCGCCAGTTAAATCCAATTCGCCCAAACCGGAGACTTTATAAGCCGAGCTTGCGGACGTTCCTTTTAGTATTGGGGTAATGGTATCGCCACTGGTATTGTGAATAATCATTACTTGGTCAGCGTCTTGCTTATACGCGAACGTCTCGTTATCGTCTAACAAGTTTATGATTAGGTCTTTTGCGCCTTTGACTTTCTCAAAGCTGGTTTGGATTAAATCTGCCACTATTTTTCCTAATTTGGAATTATAGTGGCATTATAAATTAAGCGTGGTTAGATTGGTAGTTTTAACATTCCTGCGTCGTAGATGGCGCTCATTGATTTTATTAACGCATCATCTTTACAGTATTGATAATATCCTGATTCATTCCTCATGTGGTCAACCATTATATCACATGCCTTATCAACAACCTTATCACGCTCTGATTGGATTGGTACACACAGCTTTAATATAAAGCAAGCACACGCCCCATCTTCTTTCTGAACAGCAACCATATCTGTATTATTGCAGTTCTTAAAAGTAGCCATAACCTTGCATAATTCACCCACAAAAGTTTCCCCATGTTCTGATAATTCCACATCGTCCATATTTTTAATAGTAATATCAACCCCAACAGGCGGCAACCCTTCACCGTTCCATTTTTTCATACTCTCTAACTCCTTCACTCTATCTTCAAACTCTTTGCGGGTGCATATGTGTTTCCATGCGATGGTTATATTCCCACCGCCTCCATACATTTGATACTCACCTTCCCCCCAGCAAGTATTATCTTTAGTCGATCTGATTAAATAATTAGCATTACCTCCGTTAGGAAGATTGCCCTTTAATTCCTCAATAGCCTTATCAATCATTTGTTGTTTGTTCATAACTTCCCCTTAACTATTTCAAAACACCGCAAGAATTCTTTGGCGGATGATGGTTTTATTGTTAGCTTTTCAAGAACTATATTCCCATGAAATTCAATAAGGAATAACTTCCCATCATTAAAGGCTGCAATATCATCAAATTCAGTATAACTATCCTCCTGCCAAAAACGCCAATTACACTCCTTGCCCTTGGTTATTTTTGCTAACATTGGTTGTTCTTCGTTCATTCTCTATCACCCAAATTAAAAAGCCCAAACAGACTATACATCATGTTTGGGCTTTGTGTGGTATGACCAGTTTATCTTGCTTTATGCGTTCTTTTTAGTATGTAACCGATGTCATATATATCAGCGGTTCCATTTGTTCTTATTTTTACTACTGCGCCATTAGTAGCCCATGTATTTAAAGTATAGCCACTATGTGAAAACGATACTTTTCTAGCCACCCCAACACCCTTAGCGAACC